GCTATTTCGAGCAGCTCACGTCGGAGCGATCCGTCGTGAAGGTGTCGGGTGGCCAGAAATATCGCGTGTGGGAATTGCCGTCCGGTCGCGCAAACGAAGCGTTGGACTGTCGTGTGTATGCATACGCCGCGCTCTGTGGCCTGACACACCTCGGGCTGAAGCTGAACAAGCGCGCGGATCTCGTTTCGATGCCGCTCGACTATGACGCATCCCAGCAAGCATGGGTGCCACCGGCTCCTGAGGAGTCGGCCGCGTCGATTGCGGCTCCAGTCGTGTCACCGGCAGATGCAAAACCCGTCAGAAGGAAGCTGACGAACCGCCTCGCATAGGAAAGAAATGGCGATCACCGATGGAATGAGCACTGCGGATATGCAGTCGAGATTGGCCGCACTGCAGGCGGCCTATTTCGATCTCGCCTCCGGAGCCAAGATCGTGACCGCCACGTACAACCAGGGCGACGGAACGAAGTCGGTAACGTATCAGCAAAGCGATATTACGCAGGTCCGGAAGGCCATCGAGATGCTCCAGAAGGCTCTCGGAATCATCTGCCACTATCCACGCGCACGCAGGGTGCTGTTTTAATGTCATCTCTCATCGTCGACAGTTCGGGCAGGCCCTTCGGGGATGTGCCGGCGGGCGGTCGTGCGCGTGCCGATAACTCGCCGTCGCCAGGAGCGATCCTGCCGCCGTATTCGAGCTTGTTCCCATACGAAGCCTCGAATATCCAGACGACGGAAATGGGCGATTGGCTGCCCTATATCCGGTCGCCTGATTCCGAGATCAATCAGTTCCGTGATCGCATGGTCGCGCGATCGCGCGATCTCTCTCGGAACGATGGTTGGGCGAACGGCGGGATCACCCGCATTCTGGACAACACCGTCGGCGCGCATCTGCGCCTATCGGCCAATCCTGATTGGCGCGCGCTCGCACGCTTCAGCAAGAAGTTTGATGCAACGTGGGCCAACGAGATGCGCCAGGCGATCGAATCGCTCTGGAGAGGCTACTCGGAGGATCTTGGTCGTTACAACGACGTATCGCGTCAGCTGACTGTTTCGCAGCAGATGCGACTCGCGCTGCGTCATAAGCTGATCGACGGCGAAGCTCTCTTCGTTTCTTATTGGAAGCCTGAGCGCGTAGGTCGCGGTGGGGCCCAATTCGCGACCGCGTTCCAGGTGGTCGATCCGGACCGGCTATCGAATCCGTATCTCGCGGTCGATACGCGATATATGCGTGGTGGCGTCGAGATCGATGACGATGGCGTGCCGCTCGCGTATCACATCCGGAAAGCTCAGCCGTACGACACTTACAACACCGTCGAATCGATGGAGTGGGAGCGTGTCGAGCGCGAGGATGAGGATGGATGGCGTCGGGTCATTCACGACTACGAGCGTGACCGTGCGGGCCAGCACCGCGGCATCGGGATCTTCACGCCAGTGCTGTCCCACGCCAAGATGCTCGCCCGCTATTACGGCGTCGAGCTCCAGGCTGCAACGGTGGCAACGATCTTCGGTACGTATGTGACCAGCCCGTACGATCCGGCGATGATCGAAGCCGCGATGGACAGCGATGGCGAGGAGTTCGGGTATTACCAGGAGGTCCGGACGGATTGGGCGAAGGACCGGCCCGCAATGCTCAACAACGTGCGCGTCCCGACGTTGGCTCCGGGTGAAGAAATCAAGCAGGTCGCTGCAGCGCATCCGCACAGTGGCTTTCAGGATTTTGCGCACGAAATGCTGCGCTCGATCGCGGCGGCGCTCGGCGTCTCCGCGGAGCAAATCACGCAGGATTGGAGCAAGACGAACTATTCGAGCGCGCGTGCTGCGTTACTCGAGAGCTGGAAGACGCTGAGCCGGCGGAGTGCCGAGTTCAAGATGGGATCGGCTACTCCGCTGTATGCAACCTGGCTGCAGGAGGTGATCGAGCGGGGTGATCTCGATGACGTCTTGCCGAGCGATGCCCCTGATTTCATCGAAGCTCCGACCGCATATGCGCGTTGTGATTGGCTCGGCGTCGCACGTGGCTGGGTGGATCCGGTGAAAGAGAAGCAGGGCGCGGTGCTTGGCATGGATGCGGGGCTGTCTACGCTCAAGCGGGAATGTGCTGAGCAGGGCCTCGATTGGGAGGAAGTCATCGCGCAGCGTGCAATCGAAGTGGCTGCATTCAAACGGCTCGGCATGAATCCGCCGAACTGGGCCGGCATCGAGCCTGCGGCGGAAGCTGCATCACCTGAAGAAGAACCGCAACCTCAATGAACAATCTCCCGTTTCTCGCGCAGCGGCTGTTCAATACGCCGCTCGCCATCACTCCCGCGAAAGCGGAAATGGTGATGGCTGCGCTTGCCGATCGCTTCGGGATCACGAAGCTGTTTCGCGCGAGCGGTGAATCGTTCGCAATGAGCGAATTCGGATTCGAGGAAGAGGAATCCGAGCCGGACTACCGCTATTACGATGTCGTCGCAGGCGTGGCGATCATCCCGATCACAGGCACGCTAGTGCAGAAGTCGGGGTATATGCGTCCTACATGCGGGATGACGGGCTATGACGGCATCCGGGCGAACTTGAGCACGGCGCTCGAGGACCCCGCCGTTCGCGCCATCATGCTCGACATCGACAGCGGTGGTGGCGAAGTCGCAGGCTGCTTCGATCTCGTCGACGCAATCTACGGTGCACGAGGGGCGAAGCCGATCTGGGCTGTTCTTTCGGAGAGCGCCTATTCCGCAGCATATGCAATCGCAAGCGCGGCAGATCGCATCACGGTGCCGCGTACCGGCGGCACGGGATCGGTCGGCGTTATCTGCGCTCACGTGGATTTCTCGAAGGCTCTCGCCAAAGATGGCGTTGCGGTCACGATGATCCACTACGGAGATCGGAAGGCCGACGGGAATGAATTCAATCCGCTGTCCGATGAGGCGCTGGACCGGTTCCAGGCCGATGTGAATGCGATGGGCGAGCTGTTCGTCAAAACGGTTGCTCGCAATCGAAAACTGTCTGCTGCTACCGTCCGTGGCACGCAGGCCGGTACGTTTCTCGGCGCAGACGGCGTCGAGATCGGCTTCGCCGACGCCGTGATGGCGCCGGATGAGGCGTTCCGTTCCCTGCTCGCCGAGCTGGGCTGACATTTCCCAAACCCCAAAAGGTTCATTTATGAGCATTCGCACCCTTGCGGCGCGCGGGCTTTCGTTCGCCCATCTGGCCGGCCTGTCGTCCCGCGCGGCCCGCGCCGAGAACGAAGACGACGAGCGCAAGCAGCGCGAAGGTGAATCGGACGACGATTACGCCAAGCGTATGGAGGAGCTCGACGAGAAGGAGGAAGAAGCACGTCGAGCCGAAGAGGAGAGAAAGGACGAAGAGGCTCGACGGGCCGAAGAAGAGCGCAAAGAGGAAGAGGCGCGCGCCCGCGGCGAAGATGATCAGGACAGCGATCTCGAGTCCGATGACGACGATGAAGAGATGCGCGGAAAGAGCGCATCGGCGCGTGCGCGTAAGCGTGAGCGAGCACGTTGCGCAGCGATCTTCGCATCGCCGGCAGCAGCCCGCAATCCGGTGCTTGCGGCCAATCTCGCATTCAAAACGAGCATGAAGCGGAGCGAAGCGATTGCAATGCTCCAGGCAACTCCGGCGCCGGCATCGGCATCGCACATCAATCGGGCCACGCGCAATCCGAATCTCGGCGCGGACGGCGGTACGAAGCCGTCGCAGCAGCAGGCCATGGCAGCGCGCTGGGACGCGAACCTGAAGGCCGCGAGCGCTTCCCGCCGACGCTGATTCGCGTCGTCGATCTTCAACTCTTCCTCAAGGAAATGAAACATGGGTAACCCCACCTACACGCCGCTGCAGGAAAACTGGCACAACGGCGGATTCATCGTTTCGCTGGCAAATGGCCATCAATCGATCGACCAGGGCATCCTCACCGGCGGCGCCAAGGTGCTTTCCGGAACGGTCCTCGGCCTGATCACCACTGCTTTGACGGTAGCAGTCGCCGCAATCGGCACGAACACCGGTAATGGGACCGTCGGGACGGTAACGCCCCAGGCAGCCCCCGCGACGATGATCGGCGCGTATAGCGTGCTGATGACGAGCGCGACGGCATTTACGATCACGGCTCCGGACGGTCAGACCGCGACCGGCACGGTCGGCACGCCATTCAGCGGGCTGGGCATCGGCTTCACGATCACGGCTGGTGGTACGCCGTTTGCCGCCAACGATACGTTCACGCTCACGACGACGAACGCGCCTGGTAACCCGAGCATCGCTTCGGCAGCCGGCGCCGGCAACACCGGCAACGGCACCATCGGTTCGCTGAGCGTGGCGGGCTACGCCGCCAAAGTGGGTGTCTATACGGTCGAATTCGATGACGCAACACACTTCATTGTCTCGGACCCGACTGGCGCTGAAGTCGGCCATGGCACGACGGGCGTCGCGTTCAAGGCCGGCGGCCTCTCGTTCACGATCACCGCTGGAGGTACGGCATTCGTGCCGGGCGACAGTTTCGCGATCACCATCGCGGTGGGCTCGGGGAAATACAAGGCGTTCGATCCCGCCAATGTCGACGGCTCCCAAGTGCCGGCCGGCGTCCTCTTCGCGACGAAGGACGTCACGACCGTCGACAAGCCGTGCGCGGTCGTCGTCCGGCTCTGCGAAGTCAATGCATCGGAACTCGTCTGGCCGGCGGCCATGAACGCCGCGGCAATCGCTGCAGCGCAGGCCCAGCTGAAAGCGCTCGGCATCGTGCCGCGCTGATAGGGCCGCACGCCGACCGTCAAGCCGCCTACGGGCGGCTTTTTCATTTCTGCAATTCCGAGGCCGCCAGCAAGGCGGCTTTTCTTTTTTCCCGAAAAGGAACAAGCCATGGCTGGCGAAATCATCGACATTTTCAACGGTGACGCTTTCAGCGCACTGGCCCTCACGCAGGGCGTCCAGCGCAACCCGTACCAACCGGGCGCGCTGGGGCAGTTGGACATCTTCGACGAAAACCCGATTCGCACGACGGCCGTGTCGGTCGAAGAGCGTACCGGAACGTTGAAGCTCATTGGCTTCAGCGAACGCGGCACTGAAGGCACGCAGCGCACGACCGAGCGCCGCAAGATGCGCTACTTCGACGTGCCGCGCCTGATGCACGACGACACGATCAATACGTACGAAATCCAGAACATCCGTGAATTTCCGGAAGGCCCGACCGGTCAGATCGTGACCGTGCCGATGCAGCTCGAGCGTGAAGTCGCGCGCCGGCTTGCGGGCCCGACGGGCCTGCTCGCAAGCGTCGAATACACGAAGGAATATCTGCGCCTGGCGGCTGTCCAGGGCCTCGTGCTGAACCCCGCAGACGGCAGCATTCTGTACAACTGGTTCGACGAATTCCAGATCACCCAGGCGCAGGAAGTCGGCTTCAATCTGGCGGCCGGCACGGCGAATAGCCTGCGTCCGTTGATCAACGGCATCAAGCGCAGCATGGCCCGCAAGGCGCAGGGCGCGTTCACGAACCAGACGCGGATCATGGCGCTTTGCGGCGACGTGTTCTACGACCAGTTCTCGAACCACCCGGACGTGATCCGCACGTTCCTGAACTGGGAAGGCGCGCGCGACATCCGCGACGATGCATTCGGCGATGCGTTCGCATCGTTCGAGTTCGACGGCATCACGTGGGTCAACTACCGTGGCTCGGACGATAACGTCACCGTCAAGATCGCGGACGACAAGGTCAAGTTCTTCCCGGTGAATGCTCCCGGCATCTTCCAGGAAGTGCTTGCGCCGGGCGAATCGGCCGAGTTCATCAATCAGCCTGGCGCGCCGGTCTACGTGCTGCCGATCATCGATCGCGACCGTCGCATGTGGTGGAAGATGGAGGTCTACTCCTATCCGCTCTACCTGTGCACCCGTCCGGAAGTGCTGCAAAGCGGCCGCTCGGAGGCGTAGATGCCCGTCGACTGGAACAGCGTAGTCATTGGGCCGCTGCACGGTGTCTTCGCTGAGCCGGTCATATACATGCCCTTCGCAGGCGGTTCGTTCGCGATCACAGGCGTATTCGACGACGCGTACCTGAAGGAGGTGATGTTCGAGGATGCGTCGATGGGCGTAACTGAAGTATCGGCAGTGCTGGGTGTGCAG